AATTTACATAAATGAGACTCTACAAGGAAAAAAATTAAAGAAAGTTTTAAGTCACGAATTAACTCATGCTGCAATGTTTTCTTATGAAGTATTTTTAAGTTATGAACAAGAAGAGGTGGTTGCAGATATTATTGCAACCTATGGAGAAGAAATAGTTTCAATAACTAATATGTTATTTGAAAAAATTAAAATGGAGAGATAAAAATATCTCTCCATTTTTTTTTATTCCCAATTAATTTCATTATCTAGTTTATTTACATAAGCATGACCTATACCAATAGCATCAGCTATATCATCATTAACTATAATATTATAATTATCTTTAACAAACTGAATATCTTTAGGCTTTAATGTTTCACGGCGGACTCCACTTCCAGTTTTTATACCGCAGGCTTTCCGCCATTCATTTGGATAAACATATTCTATTTCTATTGTATTAAAACGTTCATGTACTAAAAATACAATTGCGGCTTGGAGGTACATTAAAGCTTTATGCGTTTTTAAATTTTGCAGTCCTTGCTCAGGTCTAACTTCTTCTAAAATAATCTTATCTATTGTATTTTGAGATAATACTTGTTCTAGTTCAGTAATAATTTTACTTATACGTTTCACTAAATCTGTTGATGATGCAGTCAAACAACCATATGTTTCTAATTTTGTTTCATTAAAAACAGCAAAACCTGTTGATTTAGTAGAGGCATCAAGTGATAATATTTTCATATTTATTCCTCCTTTATCTATAACTAGATTATACCACAAAAATTTAGTTTTGTCAATTTTTAAACAAAAAAATAGAGATGCGGAAATCGCATCTCTATAGTATTATTAAACTATACCCGTAGAACCAAAACCGCCATCTCCGCGTTTTGTATCTGTTAATTCATCTACCACTTCAAATTCAACTGGAATAAAAGGTAATATTACCAATTGAGCAATTCTTTCTCCAGGTTCAATGCTCATCATTTCATCTGTATCATTATGTAATGGAACAATATATTCTCCTCTATAATCATAATCACAAACCAATTTGTTACCCCTAGGGCTTTTTATCCCCAGGCTCTTATAGTTTCCTATAAGTTCAGCATATATTTTCACTTTTAAGTGTCGCGGCCTCGTGGAGGGATTATACTTGTCAATCTCACCCTCTATGCGTTGCCCCTGACCCCTCATCCGCTAGAGAAGCCTTCGGTTCGGATTCCCATATCTATTGACTTAGGGTTCCCGCTTAATTCCGCGATTTAATGTCGGCATTTATTTTTCTATAAAATCACTTGTTTCCAATAGTAAATCTGATAAACATAAATTATCATAATGAGTGTAGGGAATTCTAATTAATTGAATATTATTATCTTTGCACCATTTAGATTTTATTAAATCATGTTTATGAGTATATTCATAGTCAAAAGGACTGTTCTTATCAAAATGTTGTTCTCCATCATATTCAATTAAATATTTATTATTAACATAAAAATCAAAAGGAAGAGGGCGATGGTCTACGCAAGTTGAAAATTTTTTTTCTATTTCATACTCAATACCATTTTTATCTAAAATTTCCATAATTTTTACATTACCTCGTGAAATATTACTATGATTTCCACAACTAGAGCTTTTTCCTGCTCTTAAGGATTGTCCTAAAACATCTTTTTCTTGACCGCACTCACATTTACAATGCCAATAAATTCCACCATTAACACTTCTTTTGTCTGTCTTGTATAAAACTGTCCATTTCCCGAATACTTGATTTGTTAAATCAATTCCTGTTGTCTGGTTAATTATTTGTTTACCCCGCAAGCCAGCGTCATGCCAAAGTTTAGTAATCATTCCTCTACTAACATTATATTGTTCTGCTAAATCAGTAGACGATGTTGTAGAGTACGCTGCAATAATATCTTTTTTATCTTGTTCTGATAATTTATATTTTTTATTTAATTTTGTATCATAACCAATTTTTTTAGCATGATTAAGAACAGTGCTTTTATCACAATGGTAATATTCACCCATTTTTCTGGAGCTTTTTAACTCTTTATATTTTGCAATAAATTCTTCATCTGTTCCCCAATTAATTTGTTTTTTTGGCATTTTTATTCTCCTTTATATTTTTCTTCATAGTTATATAAAATTTAAAAACACCAAAATAATCAGATTTGTCTGGTGATTTTTAATTTGGAGTTAACCGACACAGTTAGCAGGTCTTAATCCTTTTTTAGTAGCTAATCCGCTACGAGCAAATAAAGCACCAAATGTGTTCTCAGGCAATTCACAAGCAATACCTGTTCCAATTTTTACAGTAGAATGAGGGGCAATATCAATTATATCAGAAGTTGCGGCATATAAATCATAACCCGCAGCGTATTCACTGCCTCTTGTAGGGACTTTAGCTAAATCATTTAAAAGTTTAATTTTCATTAAAATGCACTCTCCTTATTATAATCAATATTAATTGGAGTATCAGGCTCCGTTTCATCATTAAAAAGTTTAGTTACTTCAAAGCGAATCCATTCATCAATAATTTCACCTTTTTGTTTCTTTTCTTTTTTTGTACTGCTATATTTTGCAACAGTAAATCGTGAATCATTTTTTAATTCTTGTAAAAAATCTTCTACTTCTTTTTCATTTGCTAGTCTATATGTTTCTACTACTTTTGTTAAATATTTCATTTTAACTCTCCTTAAATAATATTAATTTCTAATTCATTTTTACTATATTTTGTAAATTCTGCTTCTTTAATTTTTTTACCTAAACCTCTAAGATACTGTTTTGGTCCAACTAAATCTATTTGGTGAACATCATAAGTATCTACAAATGAAAAAATAGTATCATTAATTTCGTCTATTGTAGGAGTGGCAATAGCTAATTTATTTCCATCTTCATAGACATAAAAATTTTGTTTTCTATCAAAAGGTTTTACGACACCAACAATTTTTTTTGCCATACTATTTCTCCTTTATTTCAATAACTCCATTATCATATGGAAAAAGATAATATACAAAAATATTATCATCTTCACCATTTAAAATTCTTAGCCATATTTCAAAAGCATTACCATCTGCAGGGTCAATAGATAAAACTTCACCTCTATTAGTTAAACACTCATATAAATCTTGTTTAAATGTAGAATCAGTTAACCAATTTTTATTTATAGTGTCATTAAATAAGGTAAAATCATATTGCTCTCTACATAATAACATATAATATTTAAAACTATATTTATCAAAATATTGAACAATTTCTCTAATTTTATCTTTTATCTCAAAAGGCTTTAATGCTTTTTCATTTTTCATAGCTATTTTATTCATATCATATAAATTACCTAAACTAATTTCACCCATAATTATTCTCCTTTTAAATCTTCTATATCTATTTTAACATAGTTTTTTTCCTCTGTCAATTTATAGACGTTTTGATTGCGGCTTCCGCGAAGCCATAAAGAATAATCTTTTTCTTCTTGAATAAATTTTCCATCAATTAAATAATCTATATTCATTAAAATAAAATCTAAATCACTATCATCTTCAGCTTGTAATTCAGATAATTCATATCCAGTCCATACAAAAATTTTAATATCAGGATATGCAGTTTTAACCGCGGTAATAACTTCTTTAACCATTTTTCTATTTTCTTCACATAGTGGCTCTCCACCTAAAATAGAAAAATTTCTAATTATTCCATTTGCAGATATAGCTTTTACTATATCACCTTTTAAATTATGATTTTCATATCCACCATTAAAATCCCAAGTTTCTGAATTAAAACATCCAGAGCAATGATGAGGGCATCCTTGAGTAAACAAGGATACACACACACCAATACCATTAACAACATCATTTTTCACTATATTTGCTATTCTCATTATCTATGTCTCACTCTCATTTCAACTTCTTTTTGTTTGCCAAAATTAAATGCAGTAGTATAATTACCTGTTAAATATCCAGTTACGCGTCTTAATCTTTGAATATTATGACTTCCACATATTGGACATACATCATTAAATTCTCCAGTAAATCCACAATCTAAGCAAGTATCATTAGGAACATTAACTGCGAAATAAGGAATATCATGTTCCATAGCATAATCTACAATAGTTTCAAGTGCATCAATATTTTTTTCAATTCCGCCATCAAGTTCTACATAGGTAATACATCCCGCAGAACTATAACCTGTTAATTGACTTTCAATATCTATTTTTTCAAAAGGAGACATTTCAGTCCATACAGGCACATGAATTGAATTAGTAAAGAAATCTTTATCAGAAACATTTGGAATAATTCCATATTTTTCTTTAAATTTCTTCATCGCGGTATAACATAAATTTTCTGCCGTTTATACCCTCGGTTTCCCGATATTTATTAGGGGACTAGACTATATCTTCATCCTATTATTCTTTTATCAAATAATAGGAGCCTTGCGTTTCGAATTATAAAAATTCTACTCTACTCCCTTATTCATATAAAAATTTCTTTTTATATTATGGTTTCGATAGTCGTTAGAGAACAAAACCTTTTTCTTCATATTCGGACAGATATCTAAACCAATAGCCACATCTAGGTTTCGTCTTTACCTTATGATTACATTGGTTTAAAATAGTTGTTTTTGTAATATTTAAATCTCTATAAGCTTCGCCAACTGAGCCATATTTTTTTAATAACTCTCCTTGAAGATTAAAACTGCAAACTGGGATTGATTGACTATCTTCCCATCCTTTATCATTTTGCAATAAAAATCTATCATGTGCATCTTTAGTATTTTGAGAAGGAGTTCCCCATTCTAAATTGTCCATATGTTTATTTTCTTTATTATCATCTTTATGGCATACATAAGGATAATTATTAGGATTGGGAATATAAGCTTCTGCTACTAAAATATGAGTTCTTCGTTGGCGCTGACCTTCTGGATACGTTATTCCTTATATCATATATAAGTTTTTACTATACACAACTTCTCACTTCTGTCCAATAAAAAGTTTTATCCTACGGGATTAGCCTACCTTTCGGCTTAGCCTCTCTTACCAGCTTATTACGCTTGCCCGTTTAACAAGGAATTGGTACATAATGTTACCATTATGCCTCCCAATAATTTAGGAGTATAATAAACGCCAAAATTTAACTTATACTCTTGTTTAAATTCCGCACATTTATCTTTAAATAATTGCTCAATTCTTTTTGCAAGCTTCATACCTTTTTCTGTTGTATGGTCACAACCAATAAGAATTTGCAATGTTTCAGCAAGACCTATCTGCATTTTATACCCTCCCTTTCGGGATATTTTTTGGGGATTAGACTATACCATAAATTGATTCATAGATTTTTTGATTTTCTAGTTTATTTTTTCTAATTGGACACTTAAACTGTTGAGTTATATTTTTCCAACTTATTCCTCTTGAAATATCTCCAACAGTATTTCTTGCTATTCCATATTCTTTGCCAATATCTTCAATTTTAATATTGGTAAAACATAATTTATAACATATTTCTTGAACTTCTTTTTGAGTAATTTTATTTTGATAAGTATTTGCTTGAACAGGCTTTCTTAAAGGATAATCTAAATCTTTTGGACACCAACTATTTAAACCTCTATTTATCTCTCCAACAGTATATGTATGAATATCTGTTGCTAATCCAATTTCTTCTTGAGTCATATTAGTATTTAAAAGCATATCTAAAATAATATTTATTTTAGTTTCATCAATATAACTTCTTGAAGGAGTCTTTCTTATTGGATAATCTATTGAATCATCAATAAAAGATTTTCCTCTATTAATATCACTAATACAATAAAGAGTAACATTATAATCGGATCCAATAATATGAAAAGGGCGGTCTGTATTAGCTAATAACCATTTAATTTCATTTGCTTGAGCAATAATTAATTTTTGAGTTCCAGAACCCCATTGCCCGCCTTGAGTTAAATTATAGCCTTTTCCAGTTGTATAAAAACTTTCAAAATAATCAATATAATATTTTTCTTTTTCATCAAGCTCATTAAAAGGAATATTATCTTCAACAAGTTCAAGAGAGAAATTCTCTCTGCCATATTTTTTCATTGCTCTATGAAAATAAGTATTATCATTTAATTGAGTTTGGTGTTTATAATCTCTTTGTTCAAGAGTTTGTTTTGTTTGTCCAATATATACCATTCCATTTATAAGATTAGTATATTTATAAATTTTACCTAGTTCCATGTTTTTTTCTTAACCTCCATTTTTTATTCTATTATAATATAGAATTTTATGAAAGTCAATTAATCAATTTCACCCATTGTAGTCGTTGAACCTTCATCTTTTTAAGATGCTTGGCTGCGTCTGGTTACCCAATCTCTGATGATATTACCATACCTTGGTTGCTAGCCTCGCCACTTATATGTCACCATATAAGCTTGGTTATCAGAGCTCTAAGGGCGTTCCCGCAATTTAGAGTGTTTAAAGTGGGCCATTTGATAGGTATTTAACCCACTGCTAAGGTTCCATGCTTAAGTGCAGAACGAATTCCTTCCTCTGGAACGTATCCTTCCATAGTTCCATTTTCATACATAAATTTAGCTGATTTTGGAGATTGAGAGCAAATCCATTCAAATCTTTCAATTAACATATCTTTAGCATCACAAATAGCTTCATCTAATAATTGAAAGAAAAATTCAATACTTTCTGTTTCTACTCCATCTCCTCCGCATGGTTTGTCATCATAATAATGAGCAGCTATCATAGCATATGTAGGCATAATAATAGTTACAGGACAAATATTTCCACGACCATCTTTTAATTGTCCAAAACCATTAATATCATAACCATTTGCCGTGCGGCAACCCATTGTAGAGAAATATGTTCTAGGGTCATTGCGGTCATAACCTGCATTTCCACTCCAATCAACATTTGCATAATTAGGATATAGTCTTTTTGCTGTTGATTTTAAAGCTAATCTTTTTAAATCATAGTTAGGTGTTCCAGGTTTATCATTAACGCCTTTCATATATTGGAATATTCCGCAAGGAAAAATACTTGTTTTACAAACCTTACCAACACCTTTAATAGAACCTTCTAATAAAGCTTTAATAATTAATCTACCTTCAGGCAAAGTGCAAGTGCCATAGTTAATAGAAGTAAAAGGTAATTGATTTCCGCTTCTTGATTGTAAAGTATTAAGATTATGGTACATACCTTCTACTGCTTGATTAGTCTCATCTATTGTTTTTTGCAAAGCATATTCATATGCTTTTGGTTGGTCTTTATATAGTGAAGAATCAATAGATAGTTTATACAATTCTTCCTTATCATACATAATTCCATTATTACAAATCCATTTTATTCCATCTAAGAAATGTTTTGCAAATGATTTACGAACATATGGCACCATTGTCCAATCTAAATGAGTTGCGGAAACTCCCGTCTATTCCTATGTTTCCATAGGGACTGACTATATCTTAACAAGTTAAAACTTGCAAAACCCATTTCAAATTGCGTATCAATAGCAATCTTACTCTCCCGATTCGGAGATAGTCGATACAGGTTTATAATTATTTATATCAATAATCTCATTATTTAATATCCATTGTTTTTTCATTTTTTGATAAATAGGAATATGGGAATAAGTTCTTGTTAAAACTCCTCTAAAACCATCTTTAGAATAATTTTTCCCATATTTATCAAAAGTTTCTTGTAATGTATGATTAACATAGAATTTTCTTGCTTCTAAAACTTGTTCTTCTGTTAATATAGCATTACCATTTTTACTTCCTGGATTAGCTTTTTGATGATTATGAAGTTTAATATTTTCTTTTGTATAAACTTCATCCATTATTCCTTGCCATGTAGTGCCTTCCCAAACCTTTTGAAATGCAGAATAAGAAATTTTATCTTTAAACATTTCCCAACACTCTTGGAGTTTTAATTCTCCCATAGCATAAATTTCTCTAATTTGAACTACTTCATCATATGTCAGTTTTGCTGTTGGATTTGCATCCCATTGATTTGATTCTCCACCCGCAGTTAAATTATATCCTTTATCAGGATTTTGAGAATTATACTGTTTAATATATTTTCTTTCTAATTCTCCTAATTCTTTTAAATTACTAGCAGAATCAATTTGCTCAATAGAGAAATTTTCTAATCCATATTTTCTCATAGATTTATATAAATGTTTTTTATTTTTTTCATTTCTACCCTCTGTAAGATGCTTTTTCCATCTATACTCTAAAGAACAGGTAGTTAATCCAATATATACTTTTTCATTTATATTATTTTTTATTTTATAAATTATCAAATATATCATCTCCTTTTAGGAGGTCATTGAGATTAAATAATTATTTTCCCACGGGATTCCCATGCATTGCTGTTTAGGGTTCCCCGTTAGCATATATACCATTTGTTTGGCGTATATATACCCCGCTGATGAAACGGAAAAGGTTTAACAGGCAGTGTTTAATCTACCAAATTGCTGTAAACTTTGTAATTGAAATATTACAGCAACTAATTGAAATGCTGTATTAACTGAATTCGCTGGTCTTACATCAGTCTGTCTTGTATTAAATCCATATTTTAATAATTTATCAAAAGGGATAGATAAACAATTATGCATTCCTACTGCATATGCACCTAAATCGTGAATATAAATTTTATTATTAAGATGTCTTTCTTTAGCTTTTTCAGAAACACAATAATCTAAAGCATATTGTTTAGTCACTGCTTCATTTGCTTCTCCCATACGTCCGCCGAATGAATGCTCATCTACATTTGCATTTTGATTTTGAACATTTGAAGCAGTAAGTTTTTCAGAAATAGCTTTCATAATTTGACTTTTTCTACTGCGTTCCGCAGTACGAGCATTTCTGTAAGTAATATACGCTCTTGCTACGTCTTTTCTTTTAGTTGACATTAATCCATTTTCAACTAAATCTTGAATTTCTTCAACAGATAAATAATTATCTTTTCTTTCTATTGCTATTTCTTTAATATAATCTGCAATATTTCCTGCTTTTATATAAGCATAGTCAGTTAATTCTCCATCTACTTCTTTAAATGCGGCAAGTACTGCATCAATAACTTTATTCTGGTCAAAAGCTACTATGCGACCATCTCTTTTTTTAATTTTCATATTATCCTCCTAAGTATATAATTATTTTAAGGGTTATAATAAATATGATTTTAAGCTAAAGCGAATTAATCACTTTAGCTTAAATAATTTAAAATGCTACAGATTTTTCTCTTTCCCAAGAAGCTCTTTCTTCTCGTTTCTTTTGTTCAGCTTGTTCTTGCAGTTCCTTATATTTATTAATATACCAATCACTTTTAGCTAAATCCTCAGTGCCATTTTTATCTGCTGCTCTATATCTATATTTCCAAGCATTTAATTTACAAAATGTTGCAGTATTTTGAAGTCCGAAAAGGAGTACCATTTCATCAATACACTCCATTCCGCCCTCTCTATTATAATGTTTAGGATGTTCTACATTTCCCATATTATTCTCCTTGTCCATATCTATCATGTATTAATTCCATATTACCTTCTGCATCTATATTAGTAATTTTATAAAGTTGATGCGTAGGAGTGTGTTTGTAGGCTTTAGTTACAAAAGTATCTTCTCTTCTAAAACCTGTACACATAATCTTAGTACCTCTTGTGAACCAACCTTTTTCCATTACTTTTTTAGTTCCATCATCCTGTGGTTCAGAAATTTGGCGATTAAACATCGCAAAATATTCTTTAGTAAATTTAACATTCACTACCCCAGAAGTGGTTAAAATAGAAACAGAAGAACGAGTATCATTTTTACTAATAACAGTTCCAATAATTTTATATGTCTTATAAATAGGAATTTCTTTACCATTTCGTTTAAAGAAATAATCTACTTCAGGTTGCTCTGGCATATTAA